TAATATCTCCTGCAACGTCTAGTGTGAAGTCGCCAGAAGCATTAGCTATATTACCTGTGACCTGTATGCCTGTTGATGTTGTGGCTAGTTTCTTGGCGTTATCATAATATAAATCAACAGAGCCATTTTGGTTAAACACTCCCATGTTTTCAGAACCACCAGTAGCTTGTATCCTTACGCCATCGTTTCCTCTAATATTAAGTCGTCCAGTTCCTTCATCTTGAATATAACTATCAGACCCATTATGATAAATCTGGAGGTCAGACCCAGCACCGAACTTAGCTTTGACGTTATTATTATACAGGACATCGCCTGTCATAGTGCCACCAGCTTTTGGTAGCTTAGTGCCTAATGCTGTTGTAAGTGTAGAGTTATAGTTAGCGTCATCGTTGATAGCCGCAGCTAACTCATTCAAGTCATTGAGTGTGCTTGGTGCGCCACCAATAAGTGTTGTAATCTTATCTGTAACGTAAGCTGTTGTAGCTATTTTAGTACTATCATCAGACTCAGCTTGTGTAGTTGCTGTAGTAGTAGATGATAGAGAACCACTAAGTGAACCACTGATAGTACCTGTAGCTGTTATGTTACGGAAGCCTGTTATATCTTTGTTTGTATTAACTACTACAGCTTTAGATGCTGATACTGTACCTGCTGTAATACCATCAATGCTCTCTAAGTCATTCTCATTAATATCAGCACTACCTATTACAAAGCTACCACCTGTTATAGCACCTGTAGTTGTTATAGTAGATGAGCCATTGTCTATGTTACCAAAGCCTGACGTTATGCTACCACTATTCAATGCACCTGTAGAAGTGATGTTAGTTGTAGTGATACCATCTACATATGCTTTGATAGACTGCTGACTAGCAATGCCAGTAGCAGAGTCACTAGCAAGATTATCCTCATCAAGGAAGCTCTTACCATCTAAGATGTTTATTTCTTGTGCACTATCTGCTAAGTCTCTTGCCTTACTCATATTTTATATCCTTATTCTGGCTTTGTAGGCCATGTTACTGTATTCGGGAAACCTGCTTGTGCTGGTAAGTTAAGCAAGTCAGTTCGGTACTGTGTCCACTCTGCTTGTTTAGCATCTGTAAGTTCAGCCCAACGTAGAGGGTTAGTTACTATAGGGTCTACTTCTTCGACTAACTTCTGGTCACGTTGCGCCCTAAGACCTGCCGCTAAACCTGCATCTAGTTCTTCTTGAGTAGGTGCTACATAAGCCGCATAGTCTGAGCCAATAAGCCCAAGCAATACGCTGTTGTCTACAGTCATATCTGTATCATCAGGGTTTAAATGATAAGGTATCCAATCAAACTCTGGATGGTTAATCTCTACTTCAAATGCAGTATTCTCTGCGTTTAGTGATTGTGCGTTACGCACTTCTGTTATTGTTACTGTTGGCATTAACGCCTCCTATTATTATTATTAAGATATTCTGACCCAAAGTGTACCATAGTAGCCAGTTCCCCCATAACCCATACAACGCCAAGTTCCTGATTGCGCAGTAATAGTGTCGTATACAAAATTATAAACAGCATATGCTGTTTGTAGATTTGAACCTGCTATTGTTTCTCCAACAGTGTAATTACCACTACCAGCACCAGCACCAATAAGACCATAAGTACCAACAGCACCAAAAGCTGTACTGCCACCAACACCTGTTAGGTTAGAGCCATCGCCGTAATAGTTTACAGCGTATACGTCTTTGAACCTTTCTGAACTACCACCCAGATTAACAGCATTGTCCCTGCCGCTTGCTGATGCTGGGTCTACTGGTATTAACCTATCCGAACCATCATCAAAGTATAACCCAGTGTTACCAGACCCTACAATAATAGAACCGCCGTTAGCCGCAATACTACCTACATCTGCCCCGCCTTTGCGGAGTTGTATAATAGTGCCATCATTAGTAAGTCTATCAAAGAAAGCCGCCGCACCACTTGCTCGTCTTGCTTGCACAAAACCTGCTTGACCTATTGTAACAGCATTTTGTGAGCCTTGTAATGTAGAGCCAATTACAACATAGCCATTTGAGTCTATGCGCATACGTTCTGATGCTGAAGTGCTAAAATGCATATGGTCATCAGAGTGGTCGTAGGTAATAATACCTCTATTTGGTGCATTTCCAGTTGTTCCATCAGCAAAATGTATTGAACCATTACTAGCAGTACCAGTTCTAATGGTCATACCAAAATCTCCACCACTATTACCAATAACTAAATCATCAGCAGCAGTGTTAAAATCTCCCGGTGTATCTTGTGCTATACCAACTCGCCCTGACGAGTCGATGCGCATACGTTCTGAGCTGTTTGTACCAAATAACAGTGGAGTACTAGCTAATGTATATAATTTTGTTTGCGCTGAATGTGTTTGCAAAAACGCATACTTTGTAGAACCATCATTACTAGTGCCATAGAGTTCTGAATAGTCGTCACTTCTACCACGCATAGATATTGCATTTGCACCACTATTAGCTTGTACGGTTAAAGGCATATCAGGAGAACTCGTACCAATACCAACACGGCCTGAGTTATCAATAGATACTGCATTGCCAATAACACCTCCAGCATTATTACCTACATCAAACGCTAAACCACCATTATCTATTCCTTGTATTCTACCTAAAGTACCACCGGGGTTTGAGAATGAAATTAATGCGTCTAAACCGTCTGTTGAATTATGTAACTTTAGTAAATCTTCAGATGTGTTTTCTACCCACAATTTATAACCTAATGGATTACTCGTACCAATACCAACGTTGCCTGATGAGTCTATGCGCATACGTTCTGTGTTGTTTGTACCAAAGCGTATATCGCCAGCTTCTCTATTAAGTATTTGAAATAGAGTACCTTCCTGTTGAATGTCTACACCATCGTTAGCTGTGTGTCCTGTTGCATCATCTGTAAGGTGGATTATTGTTCCACCAGTAGTAGTTGCAATATCTAAAACACGAACAGGCGCACAACCAATACCAACTCGGCCTGATGAATCTATTGTTAGCCTGTCATTAGTTCCTAATTGAGCATTACCGCTAATTTTGAACTTGTCACCATCAGAATTATCGACACCTATAGCAAACGGGGTTGCACCGTTTAAATCAAACCATATGCGTGAGTCACCAGTACCATCTGCTCTTATATCTAAAGTGGCACTTGTATTTCCTGTTGATCTAAACTCAGCGATTGCACCACCACCTGACAATGCAGAATGTATAGCTAATGGTGTCGCTGGAGAACTCGTCCCAATACCAACATTTCCTGACGATACATTTAAACCTCCAGTAAGTGTACCACCAGCTAGGGGTAGTTTAGTAGCAATAGAGTTTGTTATAGTAGTACTAAATGATGCATCATCGTTTAAAGCTGCGGCTAACTCATTAAGTGTATTAAGAGAACCCGGTGAGCTATCTACAAGGTTAGCAATAGCTGTGTCTGTATAAGCTTTGATAGACTGTTGTGTGGCTAGTGCTGTTGCACTGTTAGATGCCATGTTATCTTCATCAAGTATGTTTGTAATAGACACAGAGCCTGTACCAGATAAGCTATCAAACTCAACTGATCCACCAACGTCTAAGTTACCTGTCATAGTACCGCCAGATAAGTTTAGTTTTTCTGTGTCATTAGCTAATGGAATCCAGTTACCTGCATGTGCGAAGTAACCTTTACCTGTTGCATGAACATGAGCAAACATACCGTGATAAGTTGATGCACTTGGTAAGTCTGATAATTGAGAATATACGTTACCGAATAAAACTTTATTGCCGTTACCATTAATGTCACCTGTCATAGTGCCACCAGCTAGACCTAAGAACCTAGCATCTGCCGCTGTCTTACTATAGTGATCTGCAAGTTGGAATGTACCATAACCTACGATGTCAATAATATCACCAGCAGTAGCACCTGCACTTAGTACTACAGTAGAACCACTTGTAGCTGTTACGTCTGTACCAACTAAAAGTTTTACACCATTAAGATATACATCTACGTAGCCTACATCATATGTTGCAGAGAATGTAGTCTGTCCTGATGTAGCAGTATATGTGTTACGACCAGATGTACCATTAACTGATGAACCTGCCGCTTGCCAACCACCTGATCCACTACGAACAAACATAATGTTACTTGTAGTGTTAAAATACAATGCACCTGCTATTAAAGCGTCACCGTCATTGTCTACTGAAGGGGCAGATGATTTAGCACCTAAGTATCTGTCGTCAAAGTCATCATAAGAATTAGCGGCATTAGTAGCACTGGTAGCCGCAGCTGTTGCTGAGTTAGCTGAGTTTGTAGCTGATGTTGCTGCATTAGTAGCTGAAGTAGCCGCTTGAGTAGCACTAGCCGCCGCCGCTGTATTAGAACCTGCGATACTATCAACATAAGTTTTTGTAGCCGCATCGGTATTAGCAGTAGGAGTACCTAATCCAGTAATCTTATTGCCACCCATAGCTATAGCAGATGCCATAGTACCACCTGATTTTAGTAAGGCAGTTGTGTCAACGTAGTTCTTAGTAGCACCATCTTGATTAGCAGTAGGATCACCTAGTCCAGTTATCTTACTTGTACCCATAGCTATAGCACCAGACATAGTGCCACCTGATAAGCTTAACTTAGTAGCATCTTGTGCATCTACATAACCTTTACGAGATAGCTCATCATTTGTTGCAGGGTTAGCTGTAGATGTTACAGCATTAGTACCCATTACAATGTCACCAGTTAGTGTTCCACCTGCAAGGGGTAACTTAGTAGCTATAGAATTAGTAATAGTAGTTGAGAAGTTTGCATCGTCATTGATTGCCGCAGCTAACTCGTTAAGAGTGTTTAGGGCATCAGGAGATGAGTCAACTAAAGCAGATACCTCGGTGTCTACATATCCCTTAGTAGCGGCATCTGTTGAAGCACTTGGAGCACCTAAACCTGTTACTTTACTACCGCCCATAGCAATAGCACCTGACATAGTTCCACCAGACAGGTTAAGCTTTAGTGCATCTGCAGTATCTACATAGTTCTTTGTAGCCGCATCTTGAGCACTGGTTGGATCGGTAACATTAGCAATAGTTGTACCTGTAACATCTAGTGTACCGTTTACAGTTACATTGTTAAATGTAGATAAACCTGACCCTGCAGTTACATTACCCGTCACATTGCCTGTAAGATTACCAGTAACGTTACCTGTGATATTGCCTATTACGTTACCTGTAAGTGGGCCTACAAGACTTGAACCTGTAATTGTTGTACCTGTGATTGCGGCTGTAGAAGAAGCACCAATAATAGTACCATCAATATTACCACCGTTTATATCTACAGTAGCTAATGTAGCCTGACCAGATGTAGAGACTGTAGTAAAGCTACCAGCAACGGCTGTTGATGCACCTATAACTGTATTGTCTATATTACCTGAATTAATGTCTACAGTAGTTAATGTTGATGTTCCTGTAGCTGTTAGGTCTGTTACAGTAGCAGGTGAAGCTGATGAAGCACCAATAGTTGTACCATCAATAGAACCTGCATTAATATCTACAGTAGCAAGAGTAGAAGTACCTGTAGCACTTAGTGTAGTAAATGAACCAGCACCAGCAGTTGTACCACCTATAGTTACGTTATCTATAGCACCAGAGTTTATGTCTACAGAAGTAATAACACCTGTAGTTATATTAGCTGTGCTTAGAGTAGTTGTTCCAGTAACACCTAACGTACTTCCTATAGTAAACGTACCTGCAACTGCACCATTAATATCTACATCTAGTGTATCTATGTGTGCTGTACCATCTAAGTATAAATCTTTAAACTCTAAACCAGATGTACCTAAGTCTATATCATTAGTTATTACAGGTATAATAGCACCATCAGAGAAGCGTAACTGTTCTACTGCGGCTGAAGATACCTCTACAAAGACACCTACTTGATTAGTGCTAGTGTTTATGGCAACTTTGTTTAGTGCATCAACATCACCGATAAGAGGAATGTAACCGCCTTCTCCTGTTGAGCCATCGTGCTTGTGTCCACTTGATACAGCGAATGCATCACGGAGTTTGTTATACTCGGCGTTAATAGGCGCTGCACGAACTGTAGCTGTTGGTATTATGTCTGCTGAAGACTGTCTTACGTAACCTGCCAAAGTATTATCTCCTGTCGGCTGTCTCATACGTCAAGGCTACTGCCTGTATAGTATGACTTGCATTTGTATTATT